ACTACAGAATGAGACCAATTCGTGTAGACGGTAACGACTACTATGTATTGGTATTGCATCCTGAGGTAGCTTATGATTTGTTTGAACTCGATGAGTTTCAACAGATTCAGCGTGAAGCTCAGACTCGTGGCGATAGTAATCCATTGTTTAAAGGTGCTTTAGGTATCTACAATGGGGTTGTTATCCACTCTCATGAAGGTGTAAACACTTTCGATAATGGTGGTGGAGCCGCAGTAAAAGGTTCAAGAAACCTTTTTATGGGCGCACAAGCAGCTTGTTTTGCAGAATCATCTGATATGATGTGGGTAGAAAAGACCTTTGACTATGGAAACCAACTTGGTATTTCAGCAGCAAAGATCTATGGTGTAGACATTAGTGACTACAACAGCAAAGACTACGGTGTTATTCAGTACGTTTCAGCGAGAACTGATCTAAGCTAATCAATAACCTAGAGGGGGATTAACCTCCCCCTCTTTATTGGGTGTGTAAGGAATAAAGAATGAGTGTAATACAAAACAAAAGATATATGACATTATCTGAAATCACTACAGAAGTGAGGAATATTACAGGGGTTAGTTCTACAGATGTAGTTTCTGATGCAGTAATACACGATTTGATTAGTGAAGCTCAATATCAGTTATGTGATGAAGCGAACTTATTACAAGGATATGCTACTCGTAATTCAGTTGCCGACACTAGCGAATATCCTATGAAGAATAGTAATTCTGATGAAGTAACAGATTGGACAGCATATCAAGTGAATCTATCTGGTGGAAATACTGCTTCTACTTCATTAGAGTATATGACTAGAATATTTAGGGTAGATTATGATGGGGATATGTGTCAAAGGATTGGTATTAATGAAATTAGTGATATATCAGGTGATGCTTCTTTAAGTAATATTACCACTAGCTATGCTTACTATATCCATGATGATAAGTTAGGAATTTTCCCAACTCCTACTGAAGTAAAAGAAATCAAAGTTTATTATTATAGGTTGCCACATAAAATGTTTGCAGATGCGACTTGTGATATTTCATCAGGTTCTGCAAATGTTACAATGGATTTAACGACAGATGTACGAGAAGGAATGATTGTTCAAGGTAGTAATATTCCTTTTGATGCACAAGTTTCTTCTATTACAAACACCACAACATTTGTTTTAAGTGGTAATGCAACATCTACTGCTAGTAATCAAACTTTCACATTTGGTAAACCAGAGATTGATGAACGCTATCAAAGAATTTTAATATACTATCCTTGTTGGAGGGTGGTAGAACGATTAAGAGATGTAAATTTAATTAGTTATTTTAAAAATGAATGGTTAGAACAAAAACAACGAGTTATCTTAGAGAGACAGTCTCGTGATGGTAATACTGTATTAACTATTCCATACAACGATTTTTAATGGCTAGAAAAAGTATAAGAGATTTTTCAGGAGGTTTGGTTAGTTATCAATCTGAATTTGATATTTCCGATAATCAATTCCAAACCTTTGATAATATTATTAATACAAAAAGAGGTAGTGTTGTTTCTCAAAATGCAACAGAGAATGTTTCTTCTGCAATATCTGCAGGTGTAAAAGCTACAACAGAGTTAGTACGTTATCGTACGGAAAAAGATGGTAGTAATGCAGATAAAAGTACTGAATGGTGGGCGGTAGCTAATGGTTTAGATGTGTACAGGCAAGATAGCGCAGATGGTACATCAGGAACATTTGCTTCAATTAATACTTATGCTCTTGGTACAGAATGTGTTGCGAATGGTGCTTTAACTTCAAGTACAAGTTGGTCTTTTGGTACTGGGTGGAGTTTACAAGTAGAGAGCATACCAAATTCTGTGCGTTCTACTGGAGTGGTTGGAGCATTAACTCAAACTAATTCAAATATGACAATTAAGTTGGAAAAACATAAAACTTATAAAATGCAATTTACTGTCTCAGATATTAGTAGTGGAACTAAAGTCGATATTACTATTCAAAATCAAGCATTAACAGAAACTTATGTAAGTACAGCAAGTTATACAGCCACTACAAATACTGTTTATTTTTCTCCACCTTCTTCTAATGGTGGTCTTGGGATTTTATCAGGAACCAGTGCAGGAGGTGCTACCAGTGCGTATGACATTAAAGATGTTACAATTAAAGAAGTGCCTAATCACGATTTATTAGTTCATAATCAAATTTTACGCATCAGTGATGGTAATTTTATTTCTAGTAATGATCCTAAATGGTATGGCCATATTAAAAGAAATGTATTTGGTCAATCTTTTATTTATACAGATGCGTATAAATTTAGAAAACCACCAATGGCTGTAGCAGTCAATGAATGGAAAGCAGAATCAACTGCATTAACCGCTCCAACAGTTGTGCCTATGACTTATGTATTTGATCAGCAAGATGCAATTAATGCTGCAAATAAAGTAGGTATTTATGTCAATAATACAAATGACTCAGGAAATGATTTAATTGGTTCTGTTACAGCAGGTACATTTAATGCAAAAGATAAATATACCGTGACATTTTTATATGACTATATTCAAGAAAGTGAATTAGGAAGAGATGCAAATGGAGATATTGGTGTATTTTCTCAAAATCCTGTACACACATCAAGATGTCCTGGATTACAATTAGTGCTTTATACGGGTACAGATCTTGCAAATTGGAATAAACGTATTACGGGTATTAATTTATATTGGCAACCTGCGGATGATGTAGATTGGTATCTTATTAGTACTTACGATGTAGACAAAGGTTTTTCTGATGACCCTAGAGCAAAAGACACAGCATCTACAGTCAATATTAGAGGTGGAATTAATTCATATACAAATAGTGGATTTTGGATTCCTTGTTTAGAGCCTTATAGTTCTTCCTCAGATAATCAAAATACGATTCAATATGCAGATTCTACTGCTTCTGTTATTTCTTCTGATACAGGTAGTTGGTCATCTGGGTTTTCATCTAATAAAATTATTGCAGTAACTGCTTCAGCTTCAGGTGGTTCATCAGCTACATTAGCAGAAGTAGCTGCAAAGCTAGAAATAGCTACTGCTTATGTGGCCTCTATTAAAACGGTGAGTAGCGCACTACTCACTACTGGATATAGCTCAACCACTGTTCAATGGGGAGGTTGGTTAGGTGCAGGATATGTTTCTGATGAATCCGCAGATGTTTATGATGGATTCAAAGCATATGCTTTTACTATGTCTACTGATAAAGTAGCTACATGGTATATTGCAAATGATGGATTAAAATTAGCTACTTATAATTCTTTAACGGGAAGAGCAGCTGAAACTCGTTTAAAAACAATAGGTTGGGAAGCAGCGGCTGTTGTAGGTAATAAAGCATTCTACGCAAATATAGATTTTGAAGATGAGAATGAACAAACATTACGAGAAAAAAATCGTATTGTATTTACAGATAATTTTAAGTTAGATGAGGCAGTTGTTGGTACAAAATATATTGATGTAGGTAAAAATGATGGAGATGAGATTGTTGCGTTAGAGTCTTTTCAAGGAAGGTTATATGTATTAAAAAGTAGAAATATTTATATTTATAGGATTCGTAGCGCACAATCTGTTAATTTTACATTAGAAAGGCATATTCCTAGTATTGGTACTATGCACAAACATGCTGTAACAGAAACACCTTATGGGTTATGTATTGCTGACAAAAGGCAAATTAGTTTATTGTCTGGCGCAGAATTGACAGAATTGTCTTTATTAATTCGTGATACATATCAAGCACTTACATTTAATCCTGGTAGTGGAGATGTAAGCTTAGGATATGATGGTAAACATAATATGTTAATAGCTAATATTGGTACTATTATGTATGGTTATAATTTTGATACACAGTCTTGGGCTAAACTTTCTAGTGATGTGGATACATTACAAAGCAATATGATTTTAAATGAAAATCAAAATGTGCAGGTATTTGATACTACGAGTAAGAGAGTAGAAAATATTATGTCAGGCGCACAGGGTGGGGATAGTCCAACATTATTACTAAAAACAAAAAGATTTGATTTTGGTTTGCCTGATCAATTTAAAAGATTTACAAAACTACATGTTACCTATTTATCATCTAGTGTTCCTTATTTTAAGGTGTATATTGATGGTAATTCTACTTCAGAGGGCCAAAGAGGTATGGCAATTCACAGTACGTTGACAACATACTCTGCGGTTATTAATGAGTTAGGTAAAACAATTGAAATAGAAGTTTATGGTTCAGCATCAAACTTTCGTATAGATGGTATTGATATTGATTATGACATTGAAGGGAACAATCCATAATGGAAGAAACAATAGAATCATTAACAGATATTAAACAAAATAAGATTTTTGATTTAAAGCAAGGTTTTTTTAGTCCTGCGGAAGGTCAAGACAATGATATGGGATTATGTACAAACAATGGAAAGTTTTATTTTGCAGTAAAATTTAATGCAGAATGGCACTTTACAGAAATTAAACAAGCAAGGGATTTATAATGGGTAGATATACAGTAAAAAAATCGGAACCTAAACAAACTATACAGGTTATTGATAATGAAACAGGCTTTGTAGTCAATGAATGGACTTATGCTGCATTTAAGGGTCAAGGGGTTACAAAGTCAAGAAGGCTTCAAAATGCTTATGAAAGTGCAAATAATTATGTAAAACAAATAGAAAATAAACAATCCTTAGCAGGAGACCGTGCAACGTACGACCCTCTTACTGGATTATATACAACACCAGATGGTATATCATATTCAAGTATAGAAAAACTAGAGCAAGGTTTAGATGAATTAAAAGCAGACGAAGATCTTACTGAAGCTAAAAAAGAATCTCAAGAATCATTAAGTGAATTAAAGGGATTAATTACTGCCTCAGGGATACAGCAAAAAAAGATGGCTGAAAATATAGGCGCAAGACAGCAAGGTCAACTTCTTAGTCAGTTACAAAGAGCTGTGTTAGGATCGGGTGGTGATGTAGTATCTTTAGATCCAGTTGTAACAAATATTCGAGAAGCTAGTGAGCGTTCTTTACAAGATAGGTTATTAAACATTGAAGCCGCTACTACTCAAGCACTCACACAAGTACCACGATTAGATTTACAAAATATTACAGATATGGCTACATTAGGTCAAAGGCAACAATCTATTTCAGATGCAATGACTCAGTTCCTTATTGGCGACGAAAGACAGAAAGCGACTTTACAAGCTCAAATCGATGCAGAACCAGAATGGTGGGAAGGTGTACTAGGAGGAGCAGGTCAAGCAGCAGGTCAAGCAGGAGGTGCATTGGCAGCATCTAAATTATTAGCAGCTAGTGATATGAAAGTTAAAGAAAACATTAGTGAGGTAGGTAAGCTACATAACGGATTACCTGTGTATATCTATAACTATATTGGTGACAATACTCCTCAGATTGGTGTCATGGCTCAAGATGTAGAAAAAGTAAATAAAGATGCAGTGGTTACTGTGGATGGTATTAAACATGTTTTTTACAGAAAGGCAGTCCAATAATGGCATTTAAATTTAAAACAAAGAAAAGACCGACTGCACTTCAATCTTTTGCAGGTGGATTGGCTACAGGATTTGCACAAGGTATTAATCAAGCAGCACAACTTAGTCTTGCTGATAGGTTGAAGAAAAAAGCAGATTTTGAAGATTTTACTAAACAATTACCTCAATTAATTAACTTAGCAGCGTTAGAAGGACCTGAATATAAAGCAGCTCAAGAAGGTCAGTTTTTAATTCGCAAAGGTGATATTACATCTAGGGATCAATTATTTTCTTTTTTAGAAGGTAGGAGTACAGGCTTAGGAAATAGGTTGATTGGCGCTACAAAAACATCTGATATTTCTTTAGTAAATGTGATAGATGAAGAAACTGGTGATACAATATATGTACCAAAATCTCAAGCAATAGGAAGAATAAAAGCAAAAGCAAAACCAAAAGACAGAAAGAGTCAAAAAGATAGCTTTGGTGTTTTAAGATTTACTGATACTGGAGAACAAGTATTTGCAGGAGATGCTCCAGATAGACCTACTAAAAAAGATGTTAATGATAGATTGAGGTTTATGGATGATGGTTCATTGGTTTTTTCAGAAGTCACAAAAGAAAAAACCCCAGTAAATAAACAATTAAAAATTGATAAAAAAGGAAATCGTATTCTTTTTAATCCTGGCACAGGAGACATTGAAATTTTAACAGAGGGAACTAATTTATCAGACAGAGAAAAACTAGAACTGCGAAACTTAATGCAAGAGCGAACAAGATTACTTGGGTTAAAAGAAGGTGAGTCTAGTGTTTCTTTTTCATTTGGTGGTGAAGATCCAATTACTATTGACAGTGGAGAAGCAAGTTGGGATGAATCAACAGACCAACCTGCTTTAAATAGAATTAATAAGACTCTTCAAACTAAATATGGCTATACTTGGTTAGGAGAAGTAAAAGACGAAGCATCAGCAGGAGACATTGATTTACAAAGACCCCCTAGTATTCCTGAAGAAGCATGGTTATCCTCTACTAAAGAACAAAAAGAAGAAGCTGTTAGATTGTATGAAGCTAGTTTAAAACCAACAAGTAAAAATGCTAATCCAGTGGCACAAAATAATCAATCTTCTGAAGTTGAAGTTTCAGATAGTGGACAGCAACCTCCAAGTCCTTCTGATATTGGATTTATCCCACAAGCTCCAAATGCAGGTATGAAGTTTAAATTACCTCCTGAATTGGTAAAGCAATTTGCTTCTGGTTCTATTGTTGTGGAAGAAGTGAAGGGTGACAAAGTAATATTAAAAACAGATAAAGGCATAAAAAAAGTAATGCCATTAAGTAAATGGTACACTTATAGATTTGCACCAATGACCTAATGGCTGAAAATCCTTTATTACAATATTTAGATGTAGAGCCACCACCTCCTGTACAAACTACTGATACAGATAGTGCAGCAAATCCGTTATTACAATATATTGAAATACCAGAAGAACCTATTTCTAAAGTAGAAACACCTAAAGAATCTGGATTTCAAAATTTTTTAAATCAAGCATTTGTGCAACCTGCTTCATCATTTATGGTTGGATATTTTAGGGGTTCTGCAGGGATTACAGGTACTCTTGATAAGTATGCTAAATATTTAGAAGATGTGACAGGTATAGAAAGAGGTGGTGCGTTTAGAGATTTAACTAAATTATATAATGCTAGAGCAGAAGAGTGGGAAAAAAGTGGTATTCCAGAAGGTCAAGGATTTGTTAATGATTTAGGTAAAGCATTATATGAAGGTGCAGGAATCTTTGGTATTGATTTGCCTGTTATCGCATCTATGGGTCAATGGGGACTTCCTATTTATAGTGCTATTAAGGGCGGTGGAGAAACTGCAAAAGCACATGATAATATAATTAAAACTGCGTTATCCCCTGCAACAGGAATCATAAAAGGAGGTATAGAAGGAACTGCTTTGCATTTAACTTTAGGTGCTTTTAGTAATTTATCTAGGCCTTTAGCTCAAATTGGAGCAGGTAGCACATTTGCAGGACTTACTGCATGGGAACAAGCGCTAACGCAAGATGAAATAGATTGGTCAGAGGTGACTGCTCAAGGGATGTTAGGTGTTGGTCTTACTTTAACTCAAGGTAAACCATCTCAGTTAGGTCAGCAATTTAAAAAGGGTAAAACAAATTTTGTTAAATATGTTAAAGATAAAGGTATTAGTGAAAAAAAAGCAGAACGATTTTATGATGAATTAAAAAAGAATGAAGTAGAAATACAACCTACAGTTAAAGAGCAGATAGATAAACTTGTATCTGAGGGTAAATTAACTGAAAAACAAATTAAAGAAGTTAATTTAATTAAGGATAACTTAGAGATTACTATTAAAAGAATTGAAGATCCTACTCGTACAGAAACTCAAAAGAATCAAGATATAAACTCTGCTAAACAAATGACTAATATTATTCAAGAGCAGATACCTGGTTTTGAAACCCCAGAGATATTAAGAGATAAGACTGAACCTGTATCTGAAAAGAAAACAGAAAGAATTGTTGAAAAAGAGGTGTCAGGTTTAAGGGAAGATTTAGTATCTGAGCTAACTTTTGCTCCTGAAGTAGAATCAAGATTTCAAGCATCTAAAGGTGTTAAGAAAGAAGGAATCTTTTCTAAAATCACAAATCAAATAGAATCTCTAAAAAATAAAACTACAAGAGAGTTTGAGTTTTTAGCTCGTAACCAAGAAAATGCTGAAATTTCTTTTGCATTAAGAAAGTTATCAAAACAAAAAAATGTATCTGCAGATAAAACAGTGCGTTTTCTTGATGATATTGTTAAAGACTTATCTCCTACAGAATATGATTTATTTACTCGTAAAGTTATTTTAGATGATTTAGCAGCAACAGTTAGGTCTACTCCAAAAGATGAGGCTATACCTCAACTTCCTTATGGATTAAAACCTGAAACTTTAAATATAGAATTAGCTAAAGTAAATCGTGCTTTAGAACAAAATCAAAATGTTCAAAATAAAGTCAATTTAAGAAAACAAAACTTTAAAGAATTAAAAGACGAATACATTCAATTAATGGATGATATAGGATTTAATGTTGAGAATAAACTTCAAAGAGATGATTATTTTAGACACATGGTTCTTGAACACGCAGGTAGTGGAGTAATTAGTGGCGCAGGTAAAAAACTAAAAGCACCAACAAGAAGTAAGTTTTTATCTAAAAGAAGAGGTAGTGAAAAAGATATTAACTCTGATTATATAGAGGCAGAATTTGATGTAGTATCTCAAATGCTATACGATATGCAAGTTGCAAAAACAATAAAAGTAGTAGATAAAAATTATAATATTTATGATGCAGTAAGAGCGCAATCCAAAGCAGAAACAGGTTCCTCTTCTAATTGGAAAGATTTTGTACCCGAAGGATATAGAATCTGGCAACCAAGAGAAGGCAATGTCTTTTACATATCAGAAAGTGTCCCAACTAAAGTTGCAAATCAATTATTTGAAAAAGCAATGGAAGGTAAAGGAATTAGTAAAAAAGATTTACAGCAAGTTTCTGAGCAATTAGTTGTTGGTGGTAAAAGAAAAGAATTTGTTATTAAAGAAGATGTAGCAAAAACATTGGATAACTTAAGTAAGGATGCACCTGTTAAAGGACTGAGTACAAAAATATTATCTAGTTGGAAACGATTACAATTAGTATCACCTAGAAGATATTTTAAATATAATTTACGTAACCTTAGTGGAGATGCTGAAGGTGCATTTATTGGAAACCCTTCAACATTTAAAGAAGTGCCTAAAGCTGTAAAAGATTTAATACAAGCATTTACTGGTGAGAAGAAAATGACACCAGAATTAAGAGAATGGTTTGAAAGAGGTGGTATGGAATCCACACTTCAAGCACAAGAATTAGGAGACTTAAAAACATTAGATACATTTTCTAATAAATATAAACAAAAAAACAAGACAGAAGATATACCTCTTAATATATGGAAAGGTTATTGGAATACAGCAAAAATATCTACTGATTTTAGAGAAGCAATTTTGCGCTATGCTAGTTATTTAGATTATAACAAACAAATGACAAGGAATCCCGATAATCTTCCTAATAATTATGGAGCATCTATAAGAAATGAAGTTCAAGGATTATCCGATGTTAAAGACAGGGCCTTTATGCTCTCTAATGATCTTTTAGGTGCATATGATAGAATATCAGTTGTAGGTCAATCTGTAAGAGAGAGCTTAATACCTTTTTGGTCATTTCAAGAAACTAATGCTATACGCTTTAAAAGATTAGCTCAAAATGCAGCGAGTGATAATAAGATAGCAACTCAAGTAGGTAAAAAAGTATTAGGCACCGCTGCTAACCCAATGACATATATGCGAATAGGTAGTTTTGTAATTAAAGCCAGTGCAATAAGAGCAGGTATGGAAGCATGGAATCAAACGCAATTTCCTGAAGAAGAAAAGTCTTTACCCGAAAGTGTGCGCAATAGACCACATATTATTACTGGTGTTAGCGAAGATGGTAAGGTACAGTATATAGATAGATTAGGTGTAACATCAGATTTCTTAGAATGGTTTGGTTTAGATGCAGCGCCACAATTAGTTAATGACTATCTTAATGGAAGAAAGAGTGAAAAAGAAATTGCTTTAGAAATGGCAAAGTCTCCAGTTAAAAAAATAGTGAATGGAGTCAATCCTTTTCTTAAAACACCATTTGAATTATTAGCAAGAAAACAATTATTTCCTGATCCTTTTGACCCACAAAACATTAGAGATAGAACACAATATCTTGCTAGGCAATTTACTTTAATTGACGAGTATAAAGCATTATTTGATATACCATCTGAAGGATATGCAACATCATTAAAGAAAGCTATTGTATCAGAAGTTGATCCTCAGAGAGCTGCATACAATGATATAATCAGTATGAAATATGATTATCTAAAAAAAATAGGTAAGCCTCCAGGAAGTAGTCCTTATACTCCTAAATCTAATGCTTTGTATAATTTAAAAAATGCCATCAGATATAATAATCCAAAACAAGCTGCAAAATACTATATTGAATATAGAGGTCATGGTGGTACTAATGAAACACTTGATGATTCTATTGATAGGCTCAATCCTTTAAATGGTGTTATTTCTACAAGAAATTCACTAGAAGCAAAAGCACAAGCAGCAGGATTTTTACTATATTTAGGTAAAGATAATCAAGATAAATTACAAGATGCTTTAGAATATTATAAACAAGAAATTGTTAATGTAAAACAAGGTGCTGAGTTTAATAAAAAAGTTAATCAAGAAATAGAAAAAATTATATCTCAGTTAAAGTAACCCTCTCTCTTGAATTATATCTCTATTTCTTCTTAAATTCTATAAAATTAAGGTTCACTCACGGTATCGCCAGTACCTTAGAACCTTCCACAAACCAAAGGAGAAAACATGGCTAATACAAATACTTACAGAGACTTTTCAGTTCAGAGAAGTGCTTCCCCTGCAGTAACAGCAGTAGAAAGAGCAGCTGATACAAATGCTTTTAATATTACTAGAGCAATACATTGCAATGAAGATGCAACATATGAAGTTACATTTCAGGGTGATTCTAGTTCAGTTACTATGGATTTAAAAGAGGGAATTACTTATCCTTTTGCGATCATAAACATTACTAACTCTTCCAGTGCTGCGTTAAGCGCAGGACAAATTACACTACTGTACTAAATCATGCGTTTAGGCATGGGACTCGGTCTTGGGAACCTGTTATCAGGTAATTCCCTGATTGCATTCCCCAACGAATACTCCTTCAATTTCGATGGTTCTAATGATTATTTAGAAGCGGGAGAATCAAGTGCTTTAGGAACAGGAACTAATTTTAGTGTATCTTTTTGGTTTAAAAGTGAAGCAACTTCAAAAGCCTATTTGGCTCAAATTCAAAAAGGTGCAGGTTCATCGGGCTTAGCATTTCTTGCTAATTCTGTTGGTACAGGTGCAAGTGCAGGGAATATAACTGCTCTTGTTTGGAATGGTAGTACCCACGCTCATCTTTCTTTTGATGGTAGTATTGATGATGGAGAATGGCATCACCTTGCATTTACTACAACTTCATCGGCACAAGTATTATATTTTGATGGGCAATCAGTAGATACAGACACTATTGCTTTTACTAATGCGTTTGATTCAAATCCAATAGTTATTGGGGCTAGAGGTGGGCCTGCTGAATTTTTTGATGGACTCATTGACGAATTTGCTATTTGGGATACTGTTCTTGATGCAAATACCATTGCAAAGCTAGGTTCTAAGCCTTTAGACCTAACAAAACACTCAGCATCTAACCTTAAACTATGGCTTAGATGTGGAGATAAAGCAGAACCAGAGTCTACTACTTCTATAGCAAGGTCAGACTTTTCTGCTGAATTAGATGGTAGTAATGATTACGTTGATTTAGGAAGTGCAACTTTTTTAACTCATAGCAATAGCTTTACGATTTCTGCGTGGGTAAAAAAGACAGGACAACCAAGTAGTAATGTAGATACAAATGATAATCCGACTATTATATCACAAGGAAATGTTTATTTTACAATATTTGTTAATCATGATGGTATGTTAGGTGTGTTTTTTTATAATAGTTCAAATGCAACTATATATACTATCAAGAGTGCTGATGGAGCAATTTCATTAAATACATGGCATCATGTTGCATTAGCTTGGAATAGTACATCGTCACAATTATATGTAGATGGGGTATCAGTATATTCTGGAAGTGTAACTCCTTATAACTTAAATACAGG